AAAAGAATGAAGCACGGAAAAAATCCCACCAAAGCTCAGAAACGAATAATAGCGTATTACAAGCTTGATCCTGCGGACTGGATGGTTTCGAAGGCGACGGACAAGCAGCTTTGCCTTGTACATAGATATACTGATAAGATACGCTGGATAGACATGGTACGCATCGAGGAGCCGAGGAAAGTAAAGGCGACTAAATATGCATAATAATTTTGAATGTTTTATGAAAGGCAGCGCAGAATGTGCCTTTTTTATGAAAATGTGTTGTGATGACTGTCCGTACTGCGATAAATGCGGCTATTGTGATAATATTTGCAACAGTAACGGAGAATGCAATGAATGCTCAATTGTAGACAAGAAATAATAAGTATCAGAGGGGCTGTGCCCCTCCTGTAATGCAGCCGCCGATCGGCGCAGGTCACAAGCCCTGATAAATGCAGAGTGCAGAAAAACAAGGAGGTAAAAACGCTATGGAAACAAAACATAAAAAGCTTACAAGCAAAGCTGGATTGACGATCCCGAAGGACATCAGACTTGCAGCGGGCTTTGCGGGAGGCATGGCTGTTGACATCGAGAAGACAGCGGACGGTATCATGATTCGCAAGCACAGACCTACCTGTTGCTATTGTGGCAGTGTTGATAATGTGCGCTCTATCAAGGGACGTGATACCTGCAGAAACTGCGCCGAAGAAATCATAGAGGAGGTAAAGACGGCTTATGGATCTGTCTGAAAAGGTAAAACGTTATGCTGAGATCAAGGCGGAAATTTCGGAGCTTAAATCAGAGGCAGACGGCATCGAGGCTGATATCCTTAAGGCTTCGGAAGCCGACCTGCAGGATACAAAGTTTAAATCTGCTGTCTACAGCGACAATGCTGGCAATGCAATCACAGTCACCAACGCCGACAACGTTAAGCTTGTGTACCCAACAATGCTTAAGGAGATCTTTGGTAAAGCGTACGGCGACGTTGTAAAAGAGGACGTAACCTACACCTTGTCAGAATCTGCAAAACGCTTGCTTTCCGCCGTTTACAACAAGGAGTACATAAAGGACGGCAGCGTTGCTAAGATACTGGATGGGCTTGGGCTTGACGATAAGAGCCGCAAAGTTCTGGAGAAAAAGCTTAAGGGTGCGAAATATGAGACCGACGTAAAAAATCTTATGCAGCTTGGCGGTCTGGATGAAAAGGCGGCGCAGGAGAACGCTTATCTGGTATCCGAAGCCGTCGCTTGGCAGAATCTTAAACGTCTGCTTATGATTAATAACGAACAGCTTACCGATGAGATTGTGGAGCGTGCTGTGGATATGATTGACAGCGCGGTTGTAGTTGAAAGAACGCCGAAAACGAAATTCACGGCTAAAAAATAAGGACAGGAGGATTTGGATATGGCAACAAAGGAGCAGATTAAAAGAATTTACGGTCTGGGAGCAGGTCTTGGTATTGTCGGCAAAGATAAAGATGATATGCTGCACGAATTGATCTTTAGCATTACCGGTAAAGATTCGGTAAAACAGCTTGACGATAGCGAATTCAAGGCTGTTCAGGCGGAACTTATCAATCGCATGAAGCTTGCCGATCCAAACCATCTGCTGCATAATACCAAATCTAGAAACAAAAAGAAAGAAGCTGAAGAGATCGGCTGCAACGGTATGGCTACGCCTGAACAGCAGCGGCTGTGCTGGAGATACTGCTACAGGCTCAAGGAACTTGACACTAATCCAGAGTCAGCTGACGTTGGAGACAGGCTAATTGGCGTGATAGGCAAAGTACTGGGCGTTACGGCATCAAAAAAGCAGCCGTTTCGGTGGATAGATCAGGAACAGTGTTCTAAGCTTATCGAACAGCTCAAGCGTTATGTTAATTCGGCAGAGCGGCGGGCGAAAAGGCAAGGTGAGAAATATGCCGGAACTTGATATATACGAAGAAGACCTTACTCCAGAGCAGCGGGATATTTACGACTGCATCGGCTCACAGGCATACGAAAAGCTTGTGCAGCGTTACGGTGGTTTGTCAATTTACATTGCAAAAGCTGATTCTGTTATCCGATCGGCACGTGACGAAAAGATACGCAGGGATTTTAACGGATATAACTTCAAGTTTCTTGTCAATAAATATAATCTGTCTGAGCGCACGATCCGCAGCATAACGGCTGAGATAAGGCAGGAAAAGCAAAACGCTCCTATCGAGGGTCAGATTACCTTTGATGAAATATAATTGCAGAAACTCGCTGAAACGCTTCATCTGTAACACCCCCAATATATATGGTACAGTTATTATAACGGATAACGGTACTAAATATATTGGGGGTGTTTTTATGACAAGTCAGCAGATATTTACGATAGTATTTCAGCTCGTTCTTACAGGCGGTATAGGTATTATAACCTACTTTTTAAAGCGGACTATGGACGACATCGATAAATGCAAAAGCGGTCTGGATAAGGTCAGAGAAAATTACGTCTCTAAAGACGAGTTTGACAAGTGCAAGACCGATATTACCGACGTCAAGCAGAACTATCTTACCAAAGAGGATTTTTACAGAGAACAGCTTAAGACTGAACAGAAGCTAGACAAGATCATGGATATCTTGATGGAAATGAAGGGAGAAAAATAGCATGGATATGGAAAAGCAGATGCAGCTTATCAGAGCAGGCAATTTTAAAGAAAATAACGGCTCTGTTATGCGCACTATAAATATGCTCAGATATCAGTATCATAAGCTTAAGAGCGTTGAGTATGCTCTTCCCGATATAACAAAGGGCGAAATTACCGACAGCGTGAACTATCTTTATGAAGCCGGATACATACATCTGAGGACGGTGTTGTCCAAAGAGCCGTCTACGCTGGCAGACAGCGATTTTGACGATCTCGAGGCAAAGCTTACGGCAAAGGGGATCAGCCTGCTTGCCGGAGGTATCAACGACCCCTGCATAAAGCTGTAGGGGGTGCGGATAATGGCAAGAAAGCGCAGAAAGCACTCTAAAATAGACAAGCTGTCGCCGGAACTTAAAGCAACGGTCGAAGATATGATGAAAGCCGATTTTACATATGCGGAGATCGCAGACTATATAAAGGATCAGACCGATCAGCCCATATCAATATCCTCGGTTTGCAGATACGCCGCAAATCTGAATGAATCTGTTGAGACCCTCAGAATGGCTCAGGAGAATTTCAGGGTCATAATGGAGGAGATAAACAAGTATCCGGCTCTCGATACCAGCGAGGGAATAATCAGGCTGCTGTCGCATAACGTGTTGGAATCTATACAGAACACTCCCGAAGAAAAATGGAAGAACATAGACCCGGAAGCCTTGCTCAAACAGGCTACCAGCCTTGTAAAGGCTGCGGCGTATAAAAAGAATATGGATCTGAAAAACGAGGATATCCTTAACGCGGGCTTTGAACAGGTCAAGTCAATGGTGTTCGAGGCAATGGCAAGGGAACGTCCCGATCTTTACAAGGATGTGGCTAAGTTCCTTGAGGAGAAAAGGAGCGATATATGATCTACGTTATTTATGTTCAGAGCGGCAGAGAGCATGACGTTGTTGCCACTCTCAGAGATAAAAATATTAACGCCTATGCGCCTGCTCACGACCTGTTGGAACGTAAAGGCGGCGTGTGGCGCATGGTACGCCGGATGATATTTCCCACATATGTTTTTGTTAACAGTGAAGGCATCACAGACGAGCTTTACTACACCGTGAAAAATACTGTCGGCGTATTGAGATTTTTGGGCAGACCGCCCACTCCGCTGCCGATGAGCGAGGAAGTCAGACTTCGGTGGATACTTGATGTCGAAAATCTTACCGTCAGCCGTGGTTACATAAACAGCGGAAAGGTGACTATCACAGAGGGACTGCTCAAAGGCAGAGAACACTGCATTGTTAAATACAGCAGGCGGCGTAAACGCTGTACGCTGTACTGTGAGATAAACGGCAGGCGTCATTACTTTGACGTTGCTGCAGAACTGGAAAAGATCTGATCATAAGCGTAAGGTTGATTCGTCCCCTGCGCTTAAGCTCAGATTACATAGCGCCGTACATCAACGGAATTTTGAAACAAAAATATCCGAATGGCGAAGCATTGCTATTTGATTTCATTTTAGCGGCGTTTAACGGCGTTATAGCACGTTTTGAAATAATTCTTAGGATAATTTCACACTTGAAAGAGAAAGCCCTTAAAACGGGCGTGTAGTTTGAGTTTGAGCGAACGGAGGTGTTAATGTGAATGTAAAGAGAAAACAGGCTATCGACACGCTGTCGGCAGCTGTAAGCAACATTAATGATGTAAAAATACAGACGGATATACAAAGCCTCGGCGAGCTGTCGGAGGCTTTTATTAATACCTCCGACAAGGCAGAACGGAAAAAGCTTGCCACAGATTATAAAAAGCGGCACAAGGAACTTCAGGATTTTTTGGACGACAATCCTGAACTTGTAAACTCCGAAGTGGAGAGAGCTTTGCTTGCGGCGGCTCTGGGCGGCGAATATGCAGAGGAAGAAGTTAGAGTTGACGCCAGAGGGCGCAAAACGATCAGGCGCAGGGTAAAAAAAGTCGCTCCCAATCCGTCCGCCGCTCTGAGCTATTTGCAGAATAAAGACAAAGAAAACTGGTCACCGAATCCCAAGGCTGATCCTGAGCTGGAGGACACGTCGGAAATTGAGGAGGATATCTATGGCAAGGACAACTAAGCCTGAGAAACGCAAAAAGACCATACCCTACAATTTTGGCGATAAGCATAAGGCATATATCCGAAAGTCACAGGACTGCATGATAAACGTTGCCGAGGGAGCGGTAAGAGCCGGAAAGACAGTGGACAACGTTCTTGCTTTTTGTCACGAGCTTAAGACTACTAAAGACAAGATACATCTTGCATCGGCGTCAACACTCGGCAATGCGAAAATCATTCTTGGCGACTGTAACGGCTTTGGTATTGAGCATTTCTTTCGAGGTCAATGCCGCTGGGGTAAGTACAAGGGCAATGAGGCTCTTATCATAAAGGGCAAGGATACGGGATTTAAAACAAGGATCGTCATCTTTTCCGGCGCTATGCTTGCCAGCAGTTATAAGTCCATACGAGGCAACTCTTATGGTATGTGGATAGGTACTGAGATCAATCTGCATCACAAATCATTTGTGCAGGAGGCTTTTAACAGATCTATCGCCGCAGATAAGCGTAAGATATGGTGGGATCTTAACCCGGACAATCCAAAAAGCTGGATATACACCGAGTACATTGACAAGTACCAGCAGGACGCCGCCGATTGCAAATTCCTCGGTGGATACAACTACGCACATTTTACTATTGACGATAACATAAATATCTCAGATCAGCGTAAGGCTGAGGTAAAATCTCAGTACGATCCGACATCTATCTGGTACAAGCGAGATATACTGGGGTTAAGGATAGCGGCAGAGGGTCTTATCTTCCAGAGCTTTGCCAACGACCCCGAAAAGTATATAATACCCGAATCACAGCTTGACAAAAGCAAGATCACATCAATACAGATAGGTATCGACTTCGGCGGCAACAAGTCAAAGACCACATTCGTGGCTACGGCTTTTATTGAGGGCTTTAAAAAGCTTGTCGTTATTGCAGATCACAAAATAGACGGCGGCAAGGGCGAGGTCGGTCCCGATACTATTTACACTGCTTTTATAAAGTTTGTAAAGACGTTATATATGCGTTTTAATCCGCTTTTAATTAAATTTGCATGGGCGGACAACGAAAACCAAGCGGTAATAAACGGTCTGAGAGTAGCCTGTGCCAGAGCAAGACTGATGGTCAAGATCGTGGACTGCTACAAAGCTCCACGAAACGACAGAATATCTATGCTTACGTCTTTGATGGTTCAGGGCAGATTTTGGGTGCTTGACATTTGCAAAAATGTTATCGGAAGCTTGTCGGAGCAGATATGGGATCCTAAAATTCCGGACAGAGATGAGCGTCTTGACGACGGTACTTGCGATATAGATACCGCCGACGCTCTGGAGTACAGCTTTAGCAAATTTATCAAGCCGCTAACGCTGGCAGGAGGTGAAAACATTTGAACAGTGAGATAATAAACTGGCTGAATAATAACTTCGGCTATAACATTTCGACCGACTATTATAATAATATATCCGTATGGAAAGACTGGTGGAAGGGTTTTCATGAACCATTTCATAGGATAACTTTTGAAAACGGAGAAAAACGCAAGAGTCGTGATATGTATACCATGAAAATGGCCAAAAAGGTGTGCGAGGACTGGGCAAGCATATTAATAAACGACAAAACGTTTGTAAAAGTAGATGATGAATACTCGGAAAAGTTCATCGTTGGCGATACCGACAACGGCGGAGTGTTCGGCAGCAACAACTTCTGGGATCAGGCTAACGACCTTATGGAAAAAATGATGTATTCCGGCACTTGTGCCGTTGTGATACGTCTTAAAAATGCTGTGGTAAGCTCAGACGGCAGACTTCTGCCGTCACCGGACGCATGGATAGATCTAAATTACCTTGAGGCGGATAGGATAATAGTCCTATCATCGGACAACGGCATTATCACCGAAGCAGCGTTTTGCTCCGATATCTGTACAAAAGGCAGCAACAAGCTGTATCTTGAGATACACCGTCTGGAAAAAGGCGAATATGTCATAGAAAATCACATCTTTGGAATAAAAGATAAATCGCTGTTGAGCGAAGAACCTCTGCCGGACGGTGTTGCAAGAATAATGCATACAGGATCAGACAAGCCTTGGTTTACCATATGCAAACCTGCTATCGTTAATCCCATTAACGGCAATAATGGGATGGGCTGTGCGGTTTTTGCCGGAGCGATTGACAACTTGAAGGGAGTTGATCTTGCATATAATAATCTTAACTCTGATTTTTGGTTGGGACAGAAAAAAGTGTTTTTAAACAAAAATATGCTTGAAGATATGTCTGGAGATAAAAAGGTTGCTCCCGATGAGGTAAATCAACAACTGTTTTATTATATCGGCGAGACTATGGACGATGGCACGGGTAAGAGTATGGTGCAGGAGCATAATCCCGATCTGAGAGTTGCAGACAATACGGCGGGTATACAGGCACAGCTTGATTATCTCAGCTTTAAGGTGGGATTTGGTACTAAGCATTATCAGTTTAATGCAGGCTCTATAGTAACTGCTACCCAGTACACAGGCGACAAGCAGGACTTGATCCAAAACGCACACAAGCATTTTATAAAAGTTGAGAGCTTTTTGCATGGTCTTGTTAAAACGCTCCTCTGGATAGGCCACAGCTTTATCGACGCACAGGTCAAGGAGGACGCACATATATCCATAGTCTTTGACCAAAGTCCACTGGTAGACGAAAATGCCGAGCGACAACGTGACAAAGATGATGTCACAGCAGGTTTAATGCAGAAGTGGGAATACCGTGTTAAATGGTACGGCGAATCGGAAGAGGAGGCAAAGGCACGTCTTGCAGACGGTGAACCTACCGACGATGAGCTTATGGGCTTTGAGGACGGTGAGGAGTAATGCTTACCCCTCAGACGTTACAAAAACTGCCAGATGACTTGATTGATCTTGTAAGCGAGGTACAGACTGATATAATCAAGTCTATTGCCAAAAAGCTTGTTAAAGCGGACTATCTTACTCCCTCGGCGGAATGGCAGTTGTACAAAGCAAGCCAGCTGAAGATGTCTACAAAAGAGATCACTGCTATGCTTGCAGAATTTACAGGCAAATCAAAGCGGCAGATATCAAAGCTGTACACCGATGCCTGTAAGGAGGCAATCAACAACGACGCCAAGATATACAGAACTTACGGCAAGGACTGCTCCGCCGCTCTGAGGTCGGTGGCATTATCCAACACGCTTAAGGCAGGCGTTAAAAATGCAAATGGTATGACAAAAAATCTGTGTAAGTCCATGGTAGAGTCCTCGCAGGCAACTGTTACTCATCTTATGGACAAGGCATGGTTAAAGGTACAAAGCGGTGCTTTTACATATCAGGATGCTATTTACGACGCAGTTGTCGAGCTTGCTAAACAAGGTATTGCGACTGTAACTTATCCATCGGGTAAGACCGACTGGGCAGACGTTGCAGTGCGGCGTGCGGTAATGACGGGCATAAGTCAGACCGCAGGTCAGATGCAGCTTGATCTTGCCGCAGAAATGGACTGCGATCTGGTTGAGATCACCGCACACATGGGCGCGCGTCCCTCACACGCTTTATGGCAAGGCAAGGTTTACAGCATTTCGGGCAAATCTAAAAAATACCCTAAACTCA